CCAGTTCGGCATCATCTTCTGCTACTTCTTGATTATCTCCTGCAGTTTCTTCAATCTCATCTTCCATTATTTCCTGTAGCTCTATTTCGTCAAATCCTAGCAACGATGTGTCAAAATCTACACTTTCAAGCTCTTCTATTTCCTGTTTTAACATTTCCATGTTGAAACCTGTATTCAATGTATACTGATTATCCGCTATCATATACGCTTTTTTATCTTCTTCTGTTAAATCTGTATGCCTTACTACTTGTACATCCCCATAACCTAGTTTTTTTAAAGCCATGTATCTTCCATGCCCTGCTAGGATCATATTATTTTCATCAACTACAATCGGACTTCTATATCCTATTTTCTTTATAGTTTCAGATAATTTTTCTATCTGCCAGTTAGGATGTTCTTTAGCATTATTCTCGTACATTTTTATTTTATCTATGCTAATCTTTTCTATTCTCATGTTCTCTCCTGTCTTTGAAAAAAGAAAAAGCGAACCTATTACGTATTGCTACGCAACAGATCCGCTTGGGATGCTCTGGATAAAATTATCCAATATATTCTTTTTTTTTTATTTCTCTAATATTATACCACTTTTATATATATTTTTCAACATTTTAAAGTTATTCTATATATATCCTTTTTCCTTGAAAAATACTAAAAGATTATACATATTTTCTATTGACTTTTTACCACATATTACATATTTCGTTGGTTCTGTAAAATTTTCTTGACCTTTCTTTCTCAAAATCAGATAACAAGGTTTGTTTACTGCTGCAAATGCTCCTAAACTTCCAGCTAACATGTATCCAGCTAAAACATCAACAGACTGATTATTTTTGTTAGGAACTTCAAACTCTACATTATAATCTTTTATATCAAATAATTCATATTTTCTATGAATTGTTTCCATAAATCGACCATCATCATTGAATATTAGATATTTATACTTCCCTGTTTCTATTTCTCTATAATTTCTAAAACCTATTCTTTCCAATTCTTCCCTGAACTTTTTTTCTTTTCTTCTCAAACTCACATGAAATATTATTGTTGCTATCAAAAATGGTGGAAAAACGAAAAAAATAATAGACATGAAATATGCAAAAAACAAAGCTAATTTAACACTGAAACTTCTCATAGTCATCTGATTTCAACTCCTTTTTAAATTTAATAAATTATACCACATCATTAAGCTTTTTCAAAGAAAAAACAATGATTATTTTTCTTTTTTGAAAATATTTTTTATCCTACTGATTATTTTTCTGCTTTCTTTCTCAATTAACACTTTTTTGTTATTGTCATTCACTAATTCTATACTATCGTATTTAAAATTCATATATTATCTCTCCTAGTCATTCAGTCTTTTTTCTATTTCTTTTAATCTATCTACATTTATTTTATCTATATCATCAGTTGTTAATTCCTTGCTTTCTAATATAAAATGTGTTCTTTTTGTTTCCCGATAATTTGTTTTTGCCCTTTCATAACCTAGATTCGACCTTTGACTAATCCAGTCGTAATCACTTGCTATTTCTAAAAGCAATTTTCTAATAATATCTCTGTTGCTTCTGATTTTATTTACCCTGTCTTCTATTTCATTCAATTCAGGTTCATATCTGACCTGTTTTTTTACTACCCTCTTTCCTATAAATTCATCAGCTAATACATCTTTTGCTTTTAATTGATAAATAAGTAATTCCTTTTTAAGTTCTTCTGAAAATCTTGCAGGATTAATTTTTGCAAGCCATATTGGTAAATAATCAAGTTCTAACATCATTGTTTCTTTTACTCCATATCCTGTATCAACTGGGGAGAAAATTCTCCCCACCTTTAAGAGTTCATCATTGTTGATTTTATCCCTCTGATTTTTAAATTGATTTTCATTCATTCCAAGATTTTCGCACACACTTCTGACTGATACAAAAATTTTATCTTTTTCTTTAATAGCCTTTATTTCCTTGCCATTAAATTCAACTTTCCTTACAACTAAATTTTCCATATTTCCTCCTCAAAATTATTGATTTTTTGGAGCTTATACAGTATAATAAAATTGGTTAATCGGTTATTATAACTGTATCTCTCCTATGTTTTCTGATAAAGGACATAGGAGAGTTTTTTTATTTCTTCTCAATAATCAGTTTTTGATTTTCTTCATCAAAGATAAATGTTATTTCTCTATTTTCTTCAGAAATACCCATTTTTCTGAGCCATGGTATTGGTATAGTTACTTTTGCTCCTCTACCACTTCCTGATTTATGAAAAGAAACTCTTCCATTTCTTCTTTCCATTTTTTCTCCTTTATCAGTAACTGATATGATTATAATATATAAGTTACTGATTGTCAACATATTTTTTATTTACCTTTTTCAACTATTGTTCCAACATTTCTTTTTTTACATCTGGGACATACAAAATCATAGTTGAATCTGCCCCCTTCCAGTTCATATTCCATTTTCTTTTTCTTGCAGAATTTACATTTTAAAGCTTTTTTCACTAATTAATCCCCCTAATCCTTGTTCTTAAAACTAAAGCATATCAGGACATGTACTGCCGTCATTATGTACAGTCCAAAGTATTTTACTACTGTAATTAAATCTTTTGCATTTTGAATTATAATTGTTGAAAAAAAGAAAATTATAATCACAAAAGCCAAAGATGTTATTTTTAATATTTTTATTATTTTATCTATCATTTTACTTCCTTTCTTTTTCAATCAAAAAAGACCAGTTTTATTTGGTCTTTTACATTTTGTTTATTTTTTCTACTTCTACTTCCACTTGTTTTAGAAATTTACTATACTCTTCTTCTCTTGAATATACAGTACTGCGTTTCCCAGTTACCATATCTGTTACACATCCTCTATCTTTTTCACTTAACTCATAACAGCGTATTATTTCATGTAATTTTGGAAAAAATTCTTTACTTAAAAGAAAAGCTTTTTTGTAGTTTTCTTCTATAATATTATCAATTCCATTTTTTTGAGATTCATATTTTGATATTCCGTCAACTATAATTTCTAATTTCTCTTTCAATATTTCTTTTGAAAAATTTGTTTTCATTTTTCTTCCTCCTAAGTATAATATTGTATTATATTATACCCTAAGACCCAAAATATTCAACTGCCATTGTCCTGTTATTTCCTTTTATATATTTGTAATAATATTTTTTAAAGCAAGCGTTGAAAAAAACATAATGCTTCCAAATCCTAAAATTACAACACAAATTTCTAATGCTAACACGATTTTATCAATTGTTTCAAAATATTTTCTTTGTTTTTCATATTTCTTTTTTGTAGTCAAAAAATATAAAACTACAAATTGAATTGAAAACATTTGAACAAAACCTAGCAAGGTTATTCCAAATATTGTTTTAAGTATTTCCATTTCTTCTCCTGTTATGATTATTTTTTAGTTATTAATCCCTCATAGTATCCCTCTTTAAGTCTTTTTCTGAACAACTTGAAATGCCTAGGATAAATATCTAGTAATTCATAGACCAGTTGAGGATCGAGCCACACTCCCTCTAAATAATATCTATTTTTAAAGCTTTCAATACCTATATTATGCTTTTCATTGTGATGTTCTCGGCATAATGTCAAAAATGGATTTTTTAATCCATCATCATTTTCATAAGTCCCGGCACTACTTGAGATTGTGTTCCAATGTTCTAAATCAACTATATCTCCATTGTGAAAATCATGAACTTTTCCACATACTGCACATCTCCTAGCTCTCAGACAACTAATAACAAATCTTCCAATTTCAGGAACCCACGTAGCAGGATTGCCTGTTTCTTCCCTGAAGCCTACATTTTCTCTCACAGCCAACTCACATAGCCACTGAATGAATTCCCTTGCAACATCTTTGCTTGCTCCGTCTCTTTTTGTTTCGGATATACTGAAATATTCAAGATCATGTAATCTGCAAAATTCAGTCTGAAGCTGTTCTCTCCACTGCTCCTTGTCTCCACCATTGCAATAAGCAAAATCATCTAAAATACACCATATTTTTTTTCTCTGCTCTGTAGTCAATCTTTTATCAACAATAACAGTTGCAATTGTATTTTCTATGAAATCCTCAAGCTTTTTAGTATGTTTCTCTTTTACAGTCTGCGTAGAAGTAAGAAAATACTTTGTTTCTCCTGTATCCATATTTATTTCAAATGTCCCTTTCAGTATATCTTCCAACTCCTACACCTCCATTTTTTAATATGTTTCTTTTAAAAATTTTTATTTCCTTTCGCTCTTTCAATTTTCATAAATAATCCTTTTTTTTGCAGCAGTGAACCAATTTCAAGATTAATTCCTTTTTTCTCCAAAAATAACTCTATATCTCTTCTTGTGTTTCTTATTGTTGAAAGTGGAAAATCTTTTTCTTTGTATTCAGATAAAGACATTGTAATGGCACTTATATTATTTTCCCTATCCAAATAGTATTTTAAAACTGTATCAGGCTTTTGAATTTCTAAAAATATTTCAGGATGTTTAGCACAAATTTCAGCTACTTTCCTAGTTTTACCTCTTGTCTTTGCCATAAATCTGTTTATTTCATTTGTTATTTTCTCTAAAATCATGTTTTTATCCAAGTTTTCCATTTCCCCTCCTAATTAAATAAATCTTCTATTCCGTATCTGTATCTAGTTCTTGATTTTTTCTGCCATAACTGTTTTCCAAGTTGTCTAGCTTCTGTAATATCTATTGATTTTTTTCCTGTAAATTTATAAAACTCGTCAAAATTATGAATATCTATAGCGTATGTTTCATTTAATTCTCTAAAATTCAAAACCATATAGGCTTTCACATTATTTTTACTTGCTTCCAATCTCAAGTTATATAAAAATGTCTGCTGTTCATCTACAGTACTTTTTATATTGCTGAAAGCCATCGACTTTCCCAGAAAACTTTTCAACTCAACAAGGACAAGTTGCCCGTCCTTGAAGAGTATGAAGTCACACAAATTTTTATTTTTTAGTCTTATCATTTTTCCATCTGCTCCTGTACTCGTGGAGCCATCTTTTAATCTATGTAAAAATATCTCTTCCCTGTTTACACTGTTTGAGAAATCCTCTTCAAACTTTTTTCCCGGATTAGTTGCCATTAACTTACAACCTCCGCTTCCTGAATATTTTCTGATATTGAAAGAGTTGCTCCATATATGCCATCTTTCCCTTTTTTTATTATTTTTATTTTTCCTTTTTCAATCAGTTCTTTTACTATTTCAGTGCATTCGGTCGGATGTATTTTTGTCCCATCTCTAACCTCTTTTGACCTATAGTAGAATGGAGACTTATTTTTTATAAATTCATATATTTTCTGTTCTTTTTTTAATTTCTCCTTTTCTGATTTTGTCATATTTCCTGTTTTTTGCTCTTCTTTTTCTTCAGTTGAGTTTTTATCCTCTAATTCTTTTTCTTTAGAATTTTCAGGCTGTTCTGTTCCCCTGTCAGCCTTATATTCAATCTTATAAACTCCGTATTCTCCTTTTTCTATTCGGTCCACTGTCCTATTTATTTTAAATTTAACCATTCTAATGATTTTTTCAATCATTTCAGTTTTAAATACACTGGAATTGTCGACCATGCCTCTAATCATATTTTTAATCATTTTCACTTTATTGATTTGAAGAGCAATTACAAAACAGTCTGCAATCTCTTCTATCAAGTTTTCATCTTTTTTGTAAAAAGATTTTCTATAGTTTCTATATGCTGCTTGTAATTCTTCAATTTCTTCATATAGCTTTAACAATTGTTTTTCAGCTCCAAAGAAATTTTTTATTTTGAATAACTTTTCTCTATCCTCACTGTTTAATAACAATTGTTTTACTTTTCCACCAAACAGTTTTGAAGAATTTACAGCTCTTATTATCTCATTTGACATTTTTTCAATTTCTTCAACACTTTCAACTGTTTTCACTGCAAGCATGTCATTCAATTTTGCCGTGAACTCCTGTTCTGTAACATTCTCTCTTTGCTGATCCGTTAAAAAACTGTTGTAAATTATTGAGGAAATTTTATCATTTGCAAATTCAACACTTAATTTTAAATCTGCACGTTTGAATGCAAATTGTACCTTCTTTTCTTCCAAATTTTGTTTTATTAATCTAGCTTCTCCCAAATTATATGTATCTACGCAAGATTTAACCATATAATCAATAATATTATGATTTACTAACATGTTTCCTTCCTCCTGATTTTTATTTAAAATATTTATTTCTTTTTATTTTTTCAAATTTTCTTTGATTTAATGTTTCACTCCACTGATGTATTCCTCCAATTTCTCCTCCGTGCATTCTTCTAAAATTAGACAATCTTTTTTCATCTATTGTTATTATCCTGTTTTTATATCCGTTCAAATTTATTTTTTCTTGTTTCCCAATAAACTGGCAATTCAAGTTTAATCATTGCTTTCACATTCTCTCAAATACCAGTCTAAATATGTCTTAGCCTTCTTGTAATCCTCTAAGCCATTTTTCTTTTCTGCTCTTATCAGATATTTCATAATGTTACCTTTACAGAATGACTTGAAGCCCTCTTGTCCTAGCACCGACTTAATAACTTCTATTGATTCAACATTTAAGCCTTCAAGTTTATAATGTTCGGGGCTTTTAATATTATTGTTATCATTTAATTTGAATTCTCTGTTTCTAATTAACTTAATTACTTTTTTTGCCATTTATAATCCCTCCTATTTTCAGATTTTTAAGTTGCCACTCATCAAATCAGGCAACATTTTATCTTTCAATTCCGATAAATATCTATTTTCTTCATTGTTGAGAAAATGAATCATAGTTCTCCACGTGTTCAATGTCATCAACATAAGTGACGTAATTTCTGATTTATCCATATTCTCAATTTTCAATTCTTTAGATTTTGTTGTCCTAATATATTTTTGAGTTGGAAGTTCTATTTCTAACTTTAGAATTTCTTTTATTGTTTTATTTATTTCTCTAGTTGTTTCATCAGATTTAGTAGCATTTTCAAAAACTTCTAAAAAACCAATTTCTTTTGCCCATGTTTCATTTATAGTAAGCTTATTTTCATTTTTTTGAATCATCACTCTCTGTAAATCTGTGAGTATATCTTCATAGCTTCTGTTATATTTTTCTTCTGTTTTCATTTCAACGTATCGTAACGGTTCCCAGTTTTCTTCTTGAATTTCATTATTTCCTACAGTTTTAGAAAAATTCACTATATCTCTTTTTTCTTCAATACAAGATAAAATGGTTTTTATTTGTTCATCAGAGTAGGTTTTTAATACTTTTGTATAAACTCTATTTTTAGTATGATCTTCTCCTTTTTGTTTTCTTTCTTCTTCTGTGAAAAAATTTTTGCAATTTAAAAAACTTATTTCTTCTGAATCCTCAAAAAATAATACTGTCGTCGGTATAGCTGTACTTTCAAACATACCTTCAGGATTAGTAATTACAGCTCTTATACGATTGTTTTCTTTAAGATGCTTTCTTGCTTCCTTTTCTTCGCCAGATGAAGTCACACCTTTTGGCAAAATAAAAGCTACTTTGCCTTTAACTCTTTCAAGCATTTTCAAAACAAAAACATAGTTCATGTTTTTAAGTGAAAATTCTCCTTTATGTTCACCTCTTAAATTGAAAGGTGGATTGCTTATTCCTGAACTGAAGTCAGGATATTCAAAAAACATACAGATTTCTATTTCTGAAAATTTTGCTCCTTGTGTTAGTTTATAAACTGTTTTTCTTTCACCAGTTAAAACATTTCCGTTTATTACATAACCTTCGATGTTCCTGATTTTTAAATTAAAAAGTAGAAAAGGAATTAGATTTTCATCAAGTTCTTCACACACAAACTTTAAATTTTTGTTGATGCACCACTTTTGAATTGTTAATGCTCCACTGCCAGAGCACATATCATAAACCCACTCTTCAACAGTTGATTTTGTTAACTCAGAAATAAGTTTTCCCAAACTTTTTGGTGTGAAATCCTGTTTTTTATTTTCTCTATCCGCCATGAAAAACTGCCATATTTTTTGCAGATAGTCTGTTTCTAAATCATTATTTATTAACTCTAAATATTTAGAACAATTAGACTCAGTCAATAATTCTAAATTAAAATCTTCCAGTTCTCCAAATATTTCTTTAAATTTTTCTGTTAACTCTTTTAACTCCAAATTTCCTCCTATTTAAAATTTTCTTCCTTTTTCATTTCTTTGAATTTCTTTTCTGAAACTAATTTATTTCCAGAATGAATATTTTTTATTGACCCTTTATGTCTTTTTACAAAATCCCATATTTTGTTATAGTCATCTGATTTTATTTGATGTTTACCACCATTTAAATCTATTATTTCCATGAAATAAACTCTTATCCTACTCATTATCCTGCTCCTGAAAAAAGTTCTATTATTTTGATTTTTTACATTTTTTAACCTTTTTGTAGCTTTCAATAAGTTTTATATTTTTATTTATCTGTTTCAATAATTTTTTATCCTCTTTTTGCAGCTCTTCTCTTCTTAAATTCATTGCTTTATTTTCAAGTTCAGCTTTTATGACGTCTTTTTCTGTTATTATCTTCATTCGAATATCTCCTTTTTAATTTTCTCCTTGATTGTTTTTCTTTTGCTTTCCCAGTCAAATTTTAAGCTTCTGCAATTTTCAGTCATTCTGTCAAATACATCATCACTCCCTTTTATACTTAGATATTCTGACATCTGCGGAATGTCTAAAGTTGTGGATATTATTAAGCACTTCTCCGCTTCGTACAGCTTGTTGAATATGTAGAAAAGCTTCTCTTTACCCCAACTTTCGCTCAGATATTCCTTTCCTAAATCATCTAAAATTACAAGATCAGCATTTAGCAAATCATTAATAATTCCCTGTTCTGTTGTGTTTTTATCCTGAAAAGAGCCTTTTATCTTATTATTTATTTCCATCAAGCTTGTACGATAAACCTTGTATTTACTTGATAATTCATTGAAAATACACAGACTATAGAATGTTTTTCCAGTTCCTCTTTTTCCGTAGAAATATAATCCTATTCCATGTTTCAGAGCTTTTTCAAAATTTTCACAATATTTTTCAAGCTTAGTTTTTATTTCTAGTTCCTTTTTGCTTTTGACAACCGATTTTTCAAATGTACAGTCTGAAATTTTCTTAGGTAATGTTGAAATATCTCTATAGTAATTTATCAGTCCTTTATTTTTCTGATTTTCAAATACGCTGATATTGACTGTTTCCACATTAGAAGTCGGCTTCAATGTTATAATTTGGTTTTCTTGTCTCCTTTTTGTTACTTCTGCCATTGAAGTTATTCCCATTTTTTCCCTCCTCGATATAAAAATCTTTCCAGTTCCTCATTATTGCTTTTTCTAATATTTTCAATGCTTCTTTTTCATCACCTTTTGATAACTCATATAATCTTTTTTGATATAAGTCTATTTCTAAAATTCCTAAGTCATTACCTTCGTTTTTCCTTTCGAGTTTCCTTTGCTGAACAAAGTAGTCAAATTTTTTTTTGAACTCGCTGCTCTTAAATAAATATATAATATTAT